TCAGAGCGAAGAGTCGCCATGACAGATCCTCAAAAAAGATGTTTACGGTGTGGGCGTAACCCGATTGGCTCTGCGTAGCTTTGCCTTGTCCAACATATTAACGGTTAGCAGCAGCTTTCAACCTCTCGTACATATCCCGATCCGTTCGATAAAGCCGCGACTGTTCTGTGAGGTTGTAGGACTCTTTGGCGAAAGGATTCTTTGTGCCCGGCGGGATGTCGCCACCTGCACTGCGTCCTGAAGGTGCACCGCTGCCAACTGGCTTGGGTGCTTTCTGCATGTAGCTGGGCAAAGTCTTGGCCCATTCGCCAATCGGTTTGCGCTCGTAGCCGTTCACAACGACAACAGTGCCATCAGATTCGCGCTCAATCTGGTCAGGCTTTAGCAGGTCTGCTTTGAATACGATGCTGGGATCATGTACAACATCGGCCAATGCTGTGTTCGCAGGTGCAATCAGCTCAAGCTCGCGGACTCGTGCTTCAAGCTCAGCAATCCGCTTGTCCTTGGCTTCAGCAGCTTCGCGGAACTGTTGCTCAAGCGCCTGACGCGCCTCAGTGTACTTGCCTTCTGATTCAAGCTTGTTCTGTTCGACAGACCGCTTGAACTCAAGCAACTCCTGAACATCAACACCGTCAGGGATTGTTTTTGCTTCTTTGAGCTTGCCGATCAGCTCATAATTCTTTTTCTCTAATGCTTGGATGCTGTTCTTGAGTGCATCCAGCTCGGGATTGTTTGGAGCTGCGGGAGACGTAATCTCCTGGTTTTGCTCTTCAGACATGAATAACCCGTAAGGTTGATTTCACGACCACTTTACTTTGTCCGCCCAAAATGCGGCAGATGTTTTGCCTTTGGCGATATTTTTCGCGTGGCGTGCCTTGAACGCGGCCCGCTTAGCTTTATCCGCAGCACTCTCACCTTTGCGCGGACGTTTCGTGTCAGCACCCTGCGCGCCGAACCTAATGAGCCGGTCTTTGCCTTTGTCCTTAATGACAACAGCGTGAGACTTGCCGCTCGGATGATTCGGCGTACGGATGGGCTTGTCATAGCCCGCAAACGTATGGCCACCGCGTTTGATGCTCATTTGCCTTTCTTGCTCATAGCCAAGCGATGAGCCTTGGTAAAGCTCATGCCCTCACGCATCTTGCGCTTCATAAAGTCCATGTGCGCCTTGGTGTGCCCATGCGCCTCTTGGTGCCGCTTCAGGGCATTCTTTTGGCGGGTCGTCAGCTTCATCGCTTTTTGTTGTAGCGAGCGTAAATAGCAGCATCAGCAGTCCGCGCTTTGTCGCCCCGCATATAGCTGTTGACTCTGCCCATAGCCCAGGCTGCCATCGGCACATTCCGCGATCCGCTGGACAGGTAAGCACCTTGCCCCTTGCGGTAGACCGCCGCCAGCTCGCCGTAAAAGAACTTGGACTTCTCAGCCTTTTCTTTTAGAGCCTTTTTTGTTGCGGCGTTTAGTGGTTTTCTTTTTGGTGCCACCTTGCTTGGTCCTGGATGCGGAAACAGCTTTGATGTCGATGAACTCACCAGCCTTGTAAGCCTCGGCAGTTCGCTTGATCTCACGGGCTTTTGCAGCGCGGTTCTTCGCACCTGACAGGTACTTCTTAGGCAGGCCAGTGGCCTTGTCCTTTGGAACGCGCCGCAGCTTCCGTGCCATTACTTTTTCTTGCCGCCCTTCTTTTTCTTTTTCTTGGGCTTACCCATCCCGTAGTGTACCGGCATCAGTCAGCCTCCGAAGGTGCTTCCTTTTTAGCGGACTTTTTCTTGGTCGTCGCTTTGGGCTTAGCCTCAGCGGCTGATCCCTTGAACTGATACTTAGCGGGCAGAGGTGCCATAGCCACGGTTGCGCAACTGGTCCAAGGTTAGCTCTGAGCCGTCTTTAGCCACAAACTTACGGATGGCATCAGACGGGCCGAACTTTCTAACCATTCCGTTCCACATCGCAAGACGGCCTGGGCCTAGCGCATCCCGTTTCACCGCATCACTTTGATCGTTCAGCCATTCGCCGTAGTCTTCCCGAGCTTCCTCAAACTCTTTCTCAAGTCCGATCGGAATGTTGATGTAACGCGAGCGGCAGTTGAAATGCTGAGGCGGATACGGCCCCTTGCCATGCTCGAACACCTTGCCGTCAAGCGCACGGCAGATTGCTGATGTTCGGCTGTCTAGCGTTGCTGTGTAGCGGTACTTTGCCGTCACGTCAGGATTTTCAGCGGCAATGATCCGATCGGCGGCAGTCGCGACTTGGTTCACGCTTGTGCGAACGATTGCCCTGATCTGATTGTTGGGGATGCTGGTTGCTTGGCCACCTGCAGCAATGAGCGTGTCGATCGATCCACGCTGCTCTTTGGTTAGCCGTCCTTTCAGCCTGCGGACAATGCTTGGGACAGATTCGCCTTCCAGCAAGCCATTGCGAACAGCAACGCTGAACAACTCAGCTTGCCTCTCAGACATCTTGCTAAACGCATCACGGATGACCTCACCATTGGGCAGGCTTATCTCTTGCCCAACAGTCAGCTGAAACGTCACGGCGTTTCTGGCTATCCGCTCGAAACTGTCGCTCAGATTGACAACACCAGCCATCGTCGGCTGACTGGTCACGATCGCCTGCGCAAAAGCTGGGCTGATCTCAACAGTGCCCACAGTTGCAGCAGCACCAGCAGGCAACGCCTTCTGTAGTTGTTCGGCGGCAAACTCCGATTGCAAGACAGCAAGGCCCTGCAGCTCCTCGGTCATCGTGGCGATGCTCTCGCCAGCCCAAGTGCGAAGCGAATCATTCAGTTGCGCGAGGATCGCCCGAAGCCGTGCAGCTTTGACAGGCGATGCAAGCTCATCAATCCCACGAAGCTGATCAACAGCATCCAGCACAGCGTCGTTATATGCACGGATCAACCGGCGACTGACACTGTTGCTATAGCGGTTGAGATCAATCGCGTTTCGGAATATCTCGCGAAGCTCGCTCATGACTCATAGATGCCGAGATATTGCGGGTCATCAATGCAAGCCACTGACACGTCACAACCGGCACGTAAAGCGTTACCAACGAGATCTGAAAATTCAGAGATCACATCCTCTTCATACAAACCAATCGCCGTCTCCGAAACGCCAGCAATCTTGCCCTCAAGAAACCAAGTAATCCTGATGACCGCATAGGTCTGCTCTGTCAGCTCTTGCTTTGAAAAGAAGAGCAGCCGATTGATTGGCTCTCCCGGCTTGCGTTTGCGCAGATTATCCAGCCAACTCATCTTCAGCCTCCGGCTCTGCTTCTGGCATTGTGACCTCTAATTCAGGCGCAGGCTCGGGTTCAGGCTGTTGCATCTCGATGAAGCCACCAGCCTGCGTTGCTTCGACCTCCTCTTCAACATCGAACTCATCACCCAGGACTTCACCGGCTGACAGTTGGTTGAGCAACGTCTCCTGCGTGATGGTGCCTGCGGTGTAAAGCTGCAGCAGTGATTGGATCTCTTGCGGCTCTAGGCGGGTTGCCAGGAAGTCGCGGTTGATAAAGCTGCTGCCAGCTTGCGGCTGCTGCATGTACTGCGCGTGGAAGCTGAGGCAGTTGTCGATCAGGTCTTGCATCTGCTGAGCAATGACCATCATTGTGCTGTCGCCTTGACTCCGATCAATGCGCTTGGCCTCTGCGGTTTCTGCGCTGAGCTTTTGACCCAGCACAGCAGCAAGACCTAGTTCGTTGATCTGCCCTGCGATTTGATCAAGGCGCTGGAATTGAGCGTTGTAGCTGTTGCCGCTCGGCTCAATGTATTCAGCCCGTGCGGACTCAGGAAGCGCCATAGCTTCGCCAGGGCCTGCGCTGATTTCTTCTGCTGACTGCGGGAACCCGTAGATAGCGAGCATTGGGACGGCGCTGATGTGCAGTTGGTTGTCCAAATCAGACTGCACTTGATACGCCTTGAGGTTCAGCTCAGCGATGTCCGCCAACGGTGGCCGCGACTCAAGAACACCGACGCGATTGGAATAGGCAACAGCAAACGGAATCTCGCTGAGGCTGGTGCTGCCTTCATCGACAAGAACAAAGTCGCCTTTCTTGTCCTTCTGGTGAATCTCAAAAGCGCCAGGGGTAAGCACTCGCACCTGTTGCACTTGCTTCTCGCCGTAGAGGCCATCGGGCACGGTGATGGTTTCCATCAGCCTGACCATGGTGAGCTTTTGCTGGCCGCTAGTCAGTTCACTCCGCCAGCCCAAGATGTCGCGTGGCGTGTACTGCGCCCAATACGGCCGCCCGTTGTCGCCAGCCCTTGGAGCGTCAACCAAGACGCCGACGTGGCCATAACGAATGCACTTGCGAGCGGTTTCGTAAGTCCAGACGTTCAGGTCGTTGCCTTGCAAATCAACGTCAAAAAGCTGCTCAGTGACAACATCACTAACGTCTTCAAGCCGCACAGGCTTGCGAGTCAACATGCCCGCCAACATCCGCTCCAGTCGCACGTAATAAGGCGCAAGCGTTGAGCGCATCAGCCTGTTGTCATACGCCTCATCAAGCTCTCTAGGTTCTTGCGGTAGATATTTTCGATGCCCTTTTCTGATGCCGTAAGTGCCCTGCAAAAGTGCCTCAATCAGCAACCAATGCGGCTCCATGTTGACGTAAGCCGTGTTCGGGCTTTCCACCGTCGTGACGTTGCCAACACGTTGCCGACCAGAAAAACCTGAATACACAGCTAAATCCCGCCCAATGCCCGCAGTTTAGTAAAGCCTGATTCCAGTACCACGACCAGCGCGGGCATGGAGCATTGAGAAATCTCGGTAGACGAGATAGCCAAGCGCATCATTCATGTGATCGTAACCCGCATCCTTATCAGGATCACCTGCCTCGGTGTAACTCTGCAGCTCTAAACACTCAATAGTTCGTTTGCAGTTGGCGGCGACCTGGAGCCTTACTTGGCCTTTCCCGTTCTCCAGCAAAGCCTGAACAGAAGCCACCCGATCACGGATGGGAGGGTTGGCCTTGGGTGATTGATTGCTGAACCCATAAGACTCCAAGATCTGGATGTCAGTGCGCGAGGCGTTCGTGCTTCGGTTTCCGCCTGATGCGTCAGGGTAGATATAAACCGGGCGTCCATCAGCGCGGCGTTGTATTTCTTGGGCCATGGCGTCGGTGTCATGTGCGCCGCTGATCTCGTCGATCAGGAGAAGTTTTTCTCCAAGACGAACACCGATGACTGCATTTGAGTTGCCGACGTTGAAATCGCAGCCGACGCGTAAAGGTTCGCGGCTTACGTTCGGGATGTCGGTTATGACGTGCTTTGCCCGGTCGAAACGGTCATAGACCTGGCCGGTTGTGAGATTGCAGAATTGACCTTCTAAGTAAGCCTGCAACAGGCTTGGGTCGTAGTTGGCCTGCAGTCGTTCGATGAAGTCTTGGGGCAGATGTGGATTGTCTGCCGTGCGCATCCTAATGAGCTTGCGATCTTCGCGCTGTTGAGCCTCTTCTGAGCCAAAGGTGTTCCACATCCAACGGAAACCCTCAGGCGTTGATGCTGCCCCGAACTGACGGACGTTGCCAGAGCGAAGACGGCCCAGGATCTTGGGGAACGCCTTCTCAGCAATCGCTGGCGTCACGGTGTCGATCTCGTCAGCCAGCACCCAAGCCAAGTTGAGGCCGATGATTCTGCTCCAGTTTTCGAAGCTGCGGCAGAGAATCTTGGTGTCGCCGCCAGGCAAGTGCAGAACGTATTCAGGCAATGGAGACGCCCTGAACGTGTACGGAATGTCGTACTGCTCCAGAAACTGCTCAAAATCGTTTTGCCAGATGTCACGAATCAAGGGGCCTGTTGGCTCCATCACACAACCAATGAAGCCCTGATTAAGGATTGACAAGATGACAGCTTTTGCAGTCAGGCTCCTGGTCTTACCTGCCCCATAGCCCGCAGACAAACCGATGATCTGCGTTGATTGGTCGTCTACAAAGGCAAGCTGACCTGGGTGCAGATCGGCCCTGATGCGCTGCACCAAGCCTTCTGTTGACTCTTGAGTTGGCGGCGTTGCGAAGGCCAGAAGCGGCTCAGAGTCTGTAAGCCCTGTCAGCAATGGCATCAGATGTCAAAGCGCAGCAGCTTGGCCTGAGTCTCAAGAGCCTTGATTGCCGTCTGCAGGTTGTCCTCACGACCTGCACGTTTTTCATATTGCACAAGGCGCGAGATTGCAGCAGCTAGCCATTCAGGCCGTTCAATCTCTGAGTCTTTAGCGATCAGCTGTCTTGCGCGTGCCAAGTATTCATCGGCTTGACGCGGTTGCACGCCCCATTCTTTCGCGGCGTATTGCACGATTTCAAAGCGCGAATGTGACTGCAACAACAACTTGTAGACAGTGTTTACGCGCTCTTCGATTTCTACGTTGGTTGACTTCTTTGCCATGCCCTGAAGTTAACAGGGGTTTGG